GCTGCGGTCCAATTATATGCATCATTTGGTGCGCTGTGTGCTATTGCAGCCCGTGTGGCTTCATGCCCACCGAGGAAGAGATGGTTTTCAAAAACATCAACAAGGGCAGGAGCATTTAGTGCTTTTGCGCCGCCGCCAGTTCCGGCCCCAGAGTTGTGGCTGCTGCCTGCGGTGTATCCGCCATCGTTTCCACTTTTTAATTCTTCCCAGTGTGCGCCATCGAAAATAATAGCTTCATTGACGCCGTCTACAAAACAAATCTTATTGCCTGTGCCAAAGTTAAACTGAACGTGGCGAAGACGCTGAACTGTAAGGCTGTTGGCGGTCATTGCCCGTGAGGCAGAGTGGTCAAGCGTGTACTTTCGCCAGCCAATATCAGCGGTGTGGAAATAGAAAGAGTAGGTAGCCGCACCCGCATCTTTTCGTGCTGCTATGACTGTATGCCCACCTGTTACATCATTCTTAAATATTGCTATGCCAAGGACTTTACCATCGCCTGTCACTGAACCATCAACAGTCACTGTGCCATAATCAGAATCGTATTCGCTGAAGCCTGGAATGCGGCGATAACCACCAAACAAGCTAGGTTCGTAGTTTAGTAAACGTGTTGCTGCACCTGGGCCATTGTCCGACAAATCTAAATGATTTTCGTTGGAATTTAGGCCACCAGCACACAGAAGCTTAAAGCTTTGAATTTGATCAGGCATTAAAAGCTGATCCTCGTATCTCGAATGCTGGAGTAGTTGTTTATGTACAAAGACTGTAGGTTTTTAACGCCTTGCTCATAAGCAGCAAAAGCCGCTTGGGCGGCTTCCATGTTAGATTTAAACACATACATATGATAGAGCGCACCATCAATTAATACGGTGTCGTAAGACTCAGGAATGCGGGTGACATCATCAAAATTGGTAATGTCAGAGAAATTAAGGAAGTAGCGAAACTTTAGGGTATACGCTTTGTTTGGAGAGGGGCTTACACCGTAACCATTACCATGAGAGGGGAAGATAAACCGGGGCAGGGAAGTACCCGCTGACCCCGCCGTAGCGTCTATGTCACGATACTTTGAGTAATACTCATCTCTCTCAATAAACTTGAGGGTGGTAAAGCCAGCGCCTAAAGTAGCGTCTGCTTGAATCTGAAAGGAGTTCCAGTCTGCTATTTTATAAAACGTGGGCCAGATGTATTCTTCTTGACCGACAATTAGTGTGTCAGTTTCTTCAGCGGCATTGAAAGGCCACTCAAATTCCATTTGGTTAATCTTTGCGACTGCAGCTTTTACTGCGTCTTTAATCACAGACTGAACACCCGTAGCGGATGCAAAATCACTATCCACGATCTCAACTTCATTGAGCCGTCTGGCAACTTGATTACATAAACTAATATATGTGCTTGGCATGACTAACCTTTAAATAAAGTAATGGGGCCAGCGGTGAAGCCAGCCCCAAGATAGTTTATGCTAGGAAGTCACGAGACACTTCATTCGCATCATATGAACCTGGGTTGTCGATATTCATCAACACAGCCCACACACGGAGCTTACCGCCTGTTGGTGCTGTTCCAGCAGCCTGGAGTTCTAGGTCCAAAGTAGTAACGGTAGAACCGATTACGTTTGGATAAACACCAGGGATCATTGTTGCGTAAGAGCCGACCGCCATAGCGTCCGTATCCATAGCCGCCACAAACTCATCAACGTCAGCCGCAATACCGCCAGTAGAGGCAGCAGTGATACCGAGGTTAAAAGTTGTGTCGTTTGACTCGCCGGTCAGTAGGGCTTCAACTTCAAAGCCTGCTGCCATAATTAGCGTGTCTTTTGGAAGTGTGAAAATCTTTAAGATATCGTTTGCAGCAAGTGCTGCAGCGTTAGTAAGATTTTCAACAGCAACGTCAATTGTGTTGCTGATTAAGTAGCAGCCTGGAGCCGAAGGGCGGTGAACTGCTTGTAGTGAACTTGAGTAAGTAGCCATTTAGTTGTCCTCCCTTATGCTGCGTTAAATTTGGCTGTTACGATTGCTTCTGGCCGAAGGATCTTGCGACCATAATTGTGCATGCCCCTACAGATGTCTGCAAAGCTGTCTGGATCACGATAGACTTCCGTCTTGTTGATCTGTTCAGCAGTTGCAAAAGCAGAGTTATGACCAGCGACACATACAGAAAAATCAGTGTCCTGGTTAGCCGTACCGCTTTTTCCACTACCGCCGCCGACGCTTGGAAGATTCGATGAGGTATATACTTTGAAGCCATGAAAAGACTTCAAAACTAAACCATTACGAAGACCACCAGATTCACCGAAGTCACTGTTAAATAACCGAGAATCTTCGTCACGCAGGATTTCCATAAATACAGGATCTACTACGAGCCAACGACCTTGTGTGTCCACTTGCTGCTGGTCAAGAAGACGAGCCATCCGTGCGACAACCATTGCTGGTGAAGCAGTTGCAGTTGGTAGTGCAGTTGCACCTGGAAGACGTGCTGCTAACGGGATCGAATGATCGCCAGCAGAACTTGTAGTGATATTCCCAAATGAATCTTTCCGGAGCTTCATGCTTGTTAGCAATTCATCCGTCCCGGCGGTAGAAACTGCAACTGTGCCATTTACGACATCGTTAACAGTGTCAGCCGATTCGTGGATTGTTGACTGCTTATAGCCAGCCAAATAACCCAAGCAGTCTTGGTCATACTGATCCGCTAGGCGATAAGCCGCACGGTCTGTAGCTAACTGCATAAAGTTTACATGCCATGTCTTCAGTAGGTTTCGCTAATTACCTACCCGTTCTCTAATGAACTGCTACATATTACTATGCAGAGGAGATCATATCATCACCCTAGTATCTTCTAGGGGTTAGCCGCTTCGAGCCGCTTGGCTCTACTCCCTTTCGGGATGATCGTTGGACGTTCCTATTTCTAGGCTTCGCTGCTGATTGCCCTTGCCATTACGCATTAGGGGGTCCCAGCAATTCAACTAATTTTTCGATAGGGATTACTCCCTAAAGCTCCCATTATATTAAGAGTGTGCTTCTTCAATATCGTCCATCTTAAAAGCAAAGTAGTTTGCCTTATCGATAGTCAGTGAAAAATCTTCATCGTCAAGATCTTGTGCCTGGACAGTCTCACCCCTGGCGTAACTTTTTACAGTGATTTCAGGTTCTTTGATGATTTTGACTGTTGCACCCTGTGTTAGCTCACCGAAATAGTCATTATTGCTAATATCACCGACTACGGTTGCTTTACGAAAGGCGTTTTGGGTCTTTTTCGAGTAAATCCTTACTTTCAACAGATGTCGCTAATTACCTGCCCGTTCTCTAATGAACTGCTATACGTTTAATTCGCATAGAGAAGACTATATCATCATCCTATATATGATAGGAGCTAGGCGCTTCGAGCCGCTTGGCTCTACTCCGTTTCCACGGATAGTCGTTGAACCTTCCCCGGTAGGGGCTTGGCTGCTGATTGCCCTTGCCATTACGCAATAGGGTTTTCCAGCAATTCACCTAGTTATTCAACTGGGATTACTCCCAGAGGCGTCATTTATTTTAAACGCTCGAAAAATTGCCGTTGGGTAAGTTGCCATACCCGTCTGCTGATTGAAATGCCATTTTATATGCTCCTTTTTGGAATGGCTGGGCCGAAACCCGACAAATCCGAAGAGGACAATTAAGTGGCAGTGATATGTGAGGGTGCGAAGACTAGTTAGTTGCAGCTAAGTAGCAGTCGGGCCTCACCACACTGGTGGACTAAACGTCTATATTCTTCTGGAAAAACAAAATTAGAGGTAGACCTTGCGGTGGCTCTGTTCTGTGTTTTGAGAGTTTTAGTTCTCAGAAGATAGGTCTATTACAGACGTATCATCAAGGAACTGGGAAGTGGCAAATGTATTTACTGTCCGCCACTTCACCTTTATTATACCACCTAACTAATGATATTGCAACAGCCTATCGTGCGCCGCCACTAATGTCATAGTTAAAGTTGCCGTTAGACATTGCTTCAGAGATAGCTTCTTCATGCTTTCCAAACTCCGCATTACTCATTTGCTCAACCTGGCTTTCAGAATATTCTATGCGACTACCAGAAGTTGGTGAAGATGTTGAAGTACGGCCAATCGACTGCGCTGCAGACTTTCGTCTGGGTTTAGTCTTGCTCATGTCAGCCTTATACAAATCAATAGCCCGACTTGCAGAGTTAGCATCCGTATTGTTTTTATAC